GAGCCGTGGGTATCCGAGATTAAAGCACATATTTGCGATAATGAGCTGTGCCTCTTCTGGCAAGTCATCGAAGTCATCATATAGTTTTTGGCAGTCTTCAAGTGTGATTTGTATATCCTGTTCGAACGCTGAAGCCACTCTATCGTCTGAGACTGCTGTGCCAACTGGCTCTCCAAACTCCGGATCTTCTTCCCGTACGAGATGGCCGATGCCAAAAGTAGGAAGACCAAGATGATCGAGATAAATTTCATGTTTTACGCCCTCATCTAATTCGAGATCTGCTCGTAATTTTTCAATATTCATTTATTTCTCCTATGGTAGATCTACGTAATATGGATAATAAGGTTCTTCTTTTTTATCCTTATTATTTTCTTCTTTATATTCTCTAGTATAGTCAGGTTCACCATTTTCAAATCTATGTACTTTACGGCCGTCACAACTATAGACCCACGGTCTTTTATCTGGATCTGGATCAAACTGTTCTACGTCCATATTTCTCTACCTCCTACGGCTCCAACACCGGTCTCTTTAATATAATTCTTTTCCATATAACAATTGGTTTTCCTGTTCTTGCCGCTCATATCTTGAACCCAACTTAATTCTTGTATAAGACGATTATACCATTGTTTATCGTATTCATCACTTGCTTTATTCATATCATCAATTAGTTGTTTAATACGAGCTTCAATATATTTTTCTTGTTTATTTTTTTGTGGCATTCTTTTAAACGCATTCGGTCCCATTAGGTGTTCTCCTTTACAAATGATTCAGGAATATCTCTACTCATTTGTTGTTCACATTCACATACTACACAGACATCATTAACACAATTAGGGCAATCAGTAGTTACACAATGGCATCGATGCCCACACGTTTTACAATAACGCACTGTACCTTGCATGTATACCTCCTTGTAAGGGAGCAAGTTTCCCTGCTCCCTTTTATTTATTATGCGTAGGTTTCCCACTCATCGTTAGTATATGGCCACATTATGCATACCTGTCAAATTGATTAACTTCTTTAATCAACATGCGTTCAACTTCAGCAATTGATTCTGGTCTGCAACCTGCTGTCTTAAAAAAGAATTTCCAGAGATTAATCATTTATAATACTCCTTCAATGTCTTATCATTAAGGATAGCAAGAATGCCAGCATAATCTTCATGCGGATATTCATGCTTAAGCATATGTGCGAGTTTTTGATTAGTTTCAATTTGTCTTGAAACTTCGATCGCACGACCAACTGCTTTTAGATGGCCGATCATCCATGATGCAAATGCAGTAATGAATGAGCTACGAACGAGTGAATAGCCTCTTAGTGCTAGTGTTGTCATCAGTTTTCCCCTTATGACTATTAATTGAGATCATTTGGGGACGCTTCTCTTCGGGAAGGACTACCTCCAATCCAACGGACAGTATGCCATCCTTCAGTTCTGCTCCAGTTACTTCCGTATATTCGGACAGTCTGAATGACTTCTTAAACTTTCGAGCTGAAATACCTTTATGTACATACTTATCTTGTTCACGACGTTTGTCGCGATTACCATCGATAGTAAGAATATGGTCTTTCAATTCGATTGAAATGTCACCCTCTCCAAACCCGGCTACAGCTAGCTCAATGACATATTGCATGTCATCTTCCTTCACCACATTATGTGGCGGATAGGAATCATTTGCTGCTTTACTGATATTATCGAGTTCGTTAAAGATGTGATCGAAACCCAAGAATACATTTCTTGGGAACGCATAAGTTCCAGTCATGTTTACCTCCTATGACTAGCAAGGTTATAATGAGATCCGACTATCGGCATCTCTACATTATATATAGTGGTTCAGCTCTTGAAATTGAACCCCTATGTGTAAAATATTATTCTACTACAGTTACATATTGCATATCACACGATAATCTTTGACCGTCAGGTGTCTTCAAGATTAGTGCGATAGAATTACCATCACAATCAGGTACTACAACCCCAACATCAAGGTTTTGGCCTCGATAATCGTAGAGTGTATGACCTTCAATGAGATCATCATTTACTTTCACTATTTTCATTTTGTATTTCCAATATTATATTTTGGACATAATTCCCATTCATTCTTTTCTTTATATGGAATGATTTTGATTTGTCTCATTGGTGCTAATGGTTCAATCTTTTTTGTAGCTTGTAAACTAATCAAGCCCCAATCACTCATGAGTTGAGCGATAGTGTTTCTACGAGCGATATCATTTTCTTCAAGGTTAGACTTCTTACCGTCTAACAAAAACAATTCCTTGAAGTGTACGATAAAATATCGACCTTGTTTATGCAAGATATGACATGATTGATAAAGCTTTTGATCTTTACGGGATGCGACACCGATACGTGTGAGTGTTTCGCGAACTTTTAGGAAATCATCTGGTTCGTTCAGCGTGACCTCTAACATAGAGGCTGGTGTCCACTCAACTATTTTATTTTCTTCCACCTTTGTAAACCTTCTTTTTTAATTCATCAATTTGTTCAGATGTGAGAAGGGTTAAGGCTTGGCGGGCTTTTTCATTGCTATAGCCATAATATTCCTTAACTACTTCCACGTCACTTACGGTTTCAGGTTTCAGCCATTTAGAGAACCTTTTCCGTTTACGTATTATATTTATAAAAAAATCGAATTGTAAACGATGGTCAATGTGGTGCCAACGATTCATCTCATTGGCCATAAGTACTGTATCATGAAAATAAGATAGGCCGCGATTTACCATAAATGGATTATAGTTCTTTTCAGCGATATCATCAATCATGACGTCGCGTTTGGTCGTGTTTATGGCGTTCAAATATTGGAATGGATTTGTCATCGTATTTACTCCACGGTCTTTGTACATAACGAAGGAAGATATAAAGTGGTATGCATAATAGTACCATACCATCAAAGGATAGAAAAAAGCTAGAAATAATAGCAACTTGAAATGTGAGTATAAGACTTGTCTTGTCAGTCCTATCTAAAGCTCTCCACGCCGCCAACATAATTATCCCAATCCAATTGTTCTTCTAACATTTCCTTTGTAAACTCTAAGGTATCAACTTTATTGAGATGTGTACCATTCCAATAAAGTTGTGGAACCGTTCTATGATTTTTAAGACGAAGGAATGCGAGAGCCTGAGCGTTATCTTTTATATTTACAACCTCAAAGTCATAGCCCCATTCTTTTAACTTCATCTTCATAACATCACAATAATTACATAGCGGTTGAGTATAGAGTGTGAGTTTAATTTTTGAAGTTGACATTAGCCATTATCTCTGTCATACATGCCACTACGTTAAGCTCATGATCAGCAACGAAGGCATTTTTATATTGATAATCTGCCAAGATAAGTACGAGTTGAGGTATCGATGCTGGCTCAACCTTATCACTCATCTTGTCATAGATGCCGCGAAATATCGCTGCAGCGTCTGTATCTATATTATTAACAACCCATGACCGCATTTTTTTGAAATCTTTATCCTTTAGGATAGAGAATAGATCATCAAACGCTCCAATAGAAACATCAACATGCCCAACCAAAGGCCCCAAAATAGAACTTCTTTGAAGCTCATTGATGATCCTCCGCCAATCTGGCGCATGCTTGATAATAATCGGTGGAAGAGACTTTTCATTAAACTCTACTCCTTCTTCAGTTAAAATATATTTAGCTCGCTCAAAGAACGATTGCGCAAGTACAGCCATGTCCTTCTTTGAGGTGTTGAATTCATATACACCACACCGAGAGTGCAGTGGTTCAATGATGCGATTCTTAAAATTACATGTGAGGATAAATCTACAGTTATTTGAAAACTCTTCGATAAATCCACGAAGAGCTGGTTGTGTAGACTGCGGGTTTAAGTAATCAGCCTCGTCGAGGATGACCACTTTGTAGCCACCCTGCAACGAAACTGTACTCGCGAATTGCTTGATCTTGGTGCGAAGGGTATCAATATTGCCTTCTTCAGAACCATTGATGAGGATGTAATCAACACCAAGTTCGTTGCACAATGCTCGAGCAACTGTTGTTTTTCCAAGACCAGCAGTACCAGTGAATAGCATATTAGGCAATTCACCAGTATCTACTAGTTTTTGAAAGGTTCGCTTTAAACTATCTGGTAGGATAGTGTCAGCGATTTTACGTGGGCGATATTTTTCGACCCAAAGATATTCAGACATTTACATGCTCCATTACAAAAAAATATTATACCACAGTTTGAGCTAATTGTAAATGTTATGCTGCAGCCTCTTCTTCTTCGTCTTCGTCTTCTTCAAACTCAGCG